TGAACAGGCTCGTTCCCTTGGGGTTGACTCAATGGAGGACTTCTACCGCGACTACCGGGATGTACTTTTTAAGCCAGAGTTTCTTGATTACGTTGAGGCAAACGTCGGCGAGCCTAATCCATTTGCTGCTGCTCTTGCTGATTTTTATGCAATGAACACTGGTAAGATTGTTGATGGAGATTACGCAAGCATGGAAAGTTTTCTTCCGTTTACTTTATCAACATACAAGACTCCAGACGACAGCCCGGTAAAGGCACTCTCACAAATTCAGATTAGCCGAGAACTTGTGGAATGGACTGAAACCGAAGAGGCTAAGTCTCTTGCTAGCAATGGCTTTGAGGACGTGCGTTATTTCTTAGCGCCTCGCGCTGGTGAGTTTGACTGGGACGCTTGGACCATTGGTAAGAACATTCTTGGCCTTAAGGTTAAGAAGACTGTCGATGAGCAACTTGAAGAACTGTTTGCCATGAAGGGTAAGCAAAACGATAACACGATTCGTCGTGAGTATAACGTTAAAATTGCTAACGCTCGTAGCGCAGATGAAGCAGCACGTTACCGCGAGGAGCAGGAAGGTTTACGTGAATACAACCGTTCTGAAAATCTTGCTTGGGATCGCGTAACTGGTAGTTCTACTGGTGTTTACACTCAGGCTAACTTCAGGCTTGCGTTTGATCGTATGCGCGAAATGCTTGCCTTCATGCAAGAACGTGATGGTAAACTTACTGGAGATGCCCTTCAGATTAATAACGCCATTGACATTTATCTTGAGTACAAGAACAAGGCTTCAGGGTTTGTCGGGCAGAAGAAAGCAATCAAGGCTGAGAGGCAGCGCATCGAAGCAGAAATGCAGCAGATGTTTGCTCAGGTAAAGAGCGAGAGTCCTAATGCTCAGTTCTTTATTGAAACTATTCTTGATGAAGTTTCTTACAATGAAGCATTTGGCGATATTTTTGGGGATGACTGATGGGTGCTTTCTGTAATGACGGTTCGTACGATCCTTCTGGAGTTTGCGGTGGTGCGCGTGAAGGAATAAAGAAGGCTGCTGCGGCAGTTGTTCCACAGGAGCAAACAGATGTTACAGTAACTGGTGACACTACCCCGTGGAATGCTAACATTTCTCGCGTTGTTCTGGGCACTACTACTGGCGCAACGGCAGATCGTCTTACTCGCACTCCCGAGGGTGCACCCACTCTTCCTCGCATTACCACTGTCTATGACCTTACTAAAGATAGACCGGATGGTTGGCTCACAGGACTTAAGGCTAACAATAGGTCCGAATACGATAATCTTGTTATGGCCTTGCGTGCCGCTGATTACCTTGGACCTAGAGCGAAATCGCCAGAATCAATTAAAGATGCTTTTGCTAAGGCTGCTAACGAAGCAGCATCTAGGTTTGCTCAGGGCGAGAAGGAAAACGTAGACGTTATCGACTACATTCTTTCTCAGGCTGAGGCAGGCGGTGGCGGGGGTGACGGTAGTGGTGGACGTTACAGGGGGCCAGTAGCATCACGCACCATGATGGCTGAGTCCGACATTCGTGCCACTGCCAACGCTTTGGCTATCGAACTGATTGGTCGTCCTGTTGATGACAAGGAACTAGACAAGATCACTAAGCGGATGCGTGGTGCTGAAATAGCACAACCACAGATTACTACGTCTACCACTGGTTCTTCTGTGACTCAGCAGGGTCTTACGTCTCAAGGACGTGAGGATATCCTTCGTGATCTTATCTCTAAGAATCCTGAGTACCAAGACTTCCAAGTAGATACTACTGTCCTTGATGCGATGACTGGTTTCATTAACGAAAAGAAGCGGGTGTCTGGTGGCTGAACCGTTGACCCCTGATGAGGTTAAGAAGATCAGGAATGATTACAACTTTATCCTGAATCTTGCCTCTAAGGATCAGACTGGTAGTGTACGCAAGTTCTGGAATGATCTTCGCAAGGTTATCAGGAACTCCGATGGTGACACTACCATTATCACCGCTTACGTTAACCGTGAGTTTCCTAAGGTTGAGTACTTCAAGAATCTGTACGGTGCTCAGGCTGAGGCAGAGATTCAGGGTGCTCGTCCCGAACTTGCTGCTGACGTTAACCGTGCTGTTGATGTTAAGCGTCAGGCAGTTAACGCTGCCATTGAGAAGTATGGTATTGAGTTACCTGAAGGTCAACTAGATATTCTTGCACGCGAAGCGTGGCGGAATAACTGGGGTGTAACAGAGATTGACCTTAACCTACGTCCGTTCCTTGCTGACACCCTTGAGACTGGCGAAGACCTTAGGGGTACTGCTGGTGACTTCCAGAACGACCTAAGCCAGTGGGCTAGTCGTAATGGTCTTTCTATTGACAGGTCTATGCTTGCTAAGTATGTCGGTAACATGACTCTTGGACAGCAGACGCTTGACGATGTGAAGCAGGAACTGCGCACGACGTATCTCATGGGTGCTTACCCTGCATGGGCTGACCGCATTGAGAAGGGCTTTGACCCTGAGGCTATCTCTAGGCCATACCGTTCTGCTGCTGCTAAGTTGCTTGAGGTTAACGAGGATGAGATTTCTCTTGATGATCCTCTACTGAAGCGTGGTCTTCAGGGTACTGGTGCAGATGGTAAGCCACGGGTTGTTCCTTTGTATGAGTTTGAGAGTGAGATTCGTAAGGATCCTCGTTGGGATAAGACGAATAACGCCTACGAAACGTACACCAAGGTCGGTACCGATCTTCTGAGAATGTTTGGGCTTAGGTGATCTGAGTGAGTCAAGACTTCAACATTATGCCAGATATGTCTGGGTTTAATTTCTATGGTATGACTCAGGCAGATTTCCCCGGTGTCGATCTTGCTGCTGCTGAACGTGATGCCTTACGTCAGATGGGTGCTCCCGCTCCTACTACTCAAGCGGCTCCTGCTGGTCCTGCCGCTGCTACTGAAAGTGCTGCCGAACGAACACAACGCGAGTACTACGAAGGTCTTGAGCGGGATCGCAAAGAGAGCAACCGTCAAGCCCGTGAAGGTGCCAAGTCATTCCTTACTAACATACTTAATCAGTATAACCTTGGTTCCCTTGCTGGCAACATTGAGTCTCTTATTAATGACTGGGGACCCAACACCGAAGTCATTGCTGAAAAACTAAAGCAGACTGAACCATACAAGGTTCGCTTCAAGGGTCTAACTGCTTTGCAGCAACGCGGCATTACGGATGTTAGTAATGAGGGCGACTACCTTCGCCTTGAAAGTTCATACCGTAAAGTATTCCGTGATGCAGGATTGCAGTCTTTCCTTGGCAATGCGGGTAGTCAGTCAGAGTATGATGCTATTGCGAAACTTGCTGGTGACTTCAGTGTCTCCGTAGAAGAGGTGCGTGACCGAGTATCGGACGCTCAACGTGTAGTTGCTGAGACACCTCAAGAGGTGCGTGACTCGTTGCAGAAGTTCTACAACGTTGACCCAGCAACGCTGGTCTCCTACGTCCTTGACCCAACCCGTACCTCCAGTGAGATTAACCGTCGTGCTAACGCTGCCATCGTTGGTGGCTTTGCCACACGCGCTGGTCTTGAGTTCGGTGCTGGTGTCTCTGAGCGTGTCGGTGAGTTCTTCGGTCGTGGTGGTGACATTAGTGGCACTGCCCTTGAGCCTGAACTTACACAGATCGCTGACGTGCAACGCTCTACGAAGCGTCTTGCTGACATTGAGAAGGGTCTTCTCTCTGCTGAAGAGTCAGCACTGTCTACCCTTGACCTTGACATTGAGGCTAAAGAGAAGGTTCGTGGCCTTCAGTCCCGTGAACGTGCACGCTTCGGTGGCGCGTCTGCCCTTACCTCAGCCTCGCTATCGCGTGGAAAGGTAATCTAAGTTACCCCTAGTGGGTAGTGTGACCTGAGTATTGTCCAAAAACTGCTCACCTTAAACCCCAGTGGAATCGACCGGCCTCCACTGCGTACCAGCCCGGTAGTTACAGCCACCACTACTTCCCCGAGTTGTGGTGTGGGTAGCGATTAACCTATCAATGAATAGTAAGGGAGAAACGCATGTCCAATTACGAGTGGGATGACGAAGACGACAACGATGGTGCACCTAACGACACCAACGCTATGAAGGAACTACGCAAGGCATATCGTGCCGCGCAAAAGCAGAACAAGGACCTAGCAGAGCAGTTGGATTCGTTTAAGTCGTCTCTGCGTGATCGCTCCGTTAAGGACGTAATCGCATCTAAGGGATTGCCGGACAAAGTATCGGCTCTCATCCCGAAGGATGTTACCTCCGCTGAGGAGGTGGAGGCTTGGCTTGCTGATTATGGTGACATTTTCGGTGGATCAACCTCAAGTGAGGAGCAGAAGCCTGTGGCTCCAAACCCTGAATTACAGGCACTGAACCGTATTGCGTCTGCGCAATCTTCGGGTCAAACCTTCAGCGGTGACGCTGGACAGTTGGATGCTCTTATTCGTGCTGCTACTACGCCCGAAGAGTTGAATCGAATTCTGTTCAATAGCGCCTCTGGACCGCAGGCTATCTAGCCTCACAACCAACCGTTTCTACTATTCACCTGAGGAGGTGAACGCTACATGTCTAACGCATACACAGGAACTGCTGCTATGGCCGGTCTGGTCCAAGCAGCATACGATCGTTATGTTGAGTTTGCTCTGCGTTCGCAGCCGCTCTTCCGCAACCTTGCGGATAAGCGTCCCGTACAGCAGGCAATGCCCGGTTCGTCTGTCGTATTCTCATTGTATCAGGACCTTGCTGCTGCAACGTCCACTCTCACTGAGACGACTGACCCCGATGCAGTTGCTATCAGCAACGTCAACACTGTCAGCGTAACGCTGAACGAGTACGGCAACACCGTGCTGAACACCCGCAAGTTGGGTGAGTTCGCGTTCTCTGACGTTGATCCGGCTATTGCTAACATCGTTGCATACAACATGGCAGATTCGATTGACAAGATTGTTGTCAACGTTCTCCGTGCTGGAACGAACGTTATCTACTCCGGTTCGGCTACGGCCACTTCTGGCCTCACCGCTGGTGACGACATCGAGGGTGCAGACCTTCGCCGTGCAGTCGCTAAGTTGCGTGCAGCCAACGCTGTTCCGAAGGACTCCATGCTTTACGCAGCCTACATGCACCCAGAGGTCGCACATGACCTCCGTGCAGAGACTGGTAGCAACTCCTTCGAGGACATCCGTAAGTACACGGACCCGAACGTGGGCAACATCCTGAATGCCACCACTGGCGTTTACGGTGGAGCATACGTCGTGGAGACCCCGCGTGCGTACACCGCAACTGACGGTGCTAGTTCGGCTAAGGTCTACCGCACCATCATCGCAGGTCAGCAGGCTCTTGCTGAGGCAACCGCTGTTGAACCCGGTATCGTTA